TATTCCACAGCATAGCCTTCATCCAGTCGAAAGCCCCTACAACAACTCCTGTGACTGTAGCTGTTTTTGTCATAGTTTTAATAAGATATATCATTCCTACGACCAGACCTATCACAACCGCAATGACTGCTACTATCGCAACAACAATCCATGTTCCGGGGAACGCATATATTGCCGCGTTCAATCCATGCTGTGCCGTTGTAGCTGCAAAACTTGCTCCAGCCATTGCCATATCTGCCGCTGCTTTAAATCCTGCCGCAGTGTTATACGCCCATATTGCAAGAGTTGCTATCCCTTGAGCCAAGGCATACGCCCCCATTGCAATCGCAACAGCTATGACTATAGGTCTGATTAAGTCCCATTTTTCATAAACCCAGCCTGCAAGTTCCAGTGCTTTGTCAAATACTGTTGTCATTACCCCTGCTACCATTTCAAATGTACTCGCCATGTTTGTTGCCATTGACTTAAATTTCTGGCTGTTCGCCACCTGATTAATCATTCTCAGCAGAGGGTCAAATGCCCTTAGTGCAAAGTTTCCTGCCTTTATCCAAACTTCACCCCAGGTCATAGGTAGTTTAGAAAAGTCTCTGTTAATATCATCAGTCATTCCCAGTACTGCTCTTCTTACTACGTCTGCGGTTATTTTCCCTTCTGATGCCAATTTTTTAAGGTGGTCTTGAGATACACCCATTTCCTTGGCTATGGCCTGAGTGATAAGCGGAGCATTTTCTCTGATACTCCTGAACTCGTCTCCTTGCAATACTCCTGACGCAAGTGCCTGGTTAAGCTGCGTCATTGCTCCCGCAGTTTCAGTTGCGGAAGTACCTGCTACTTTAAATGCTTTTGTTGCGTTACCCATGAACTGTATTATCTCGGCATTATTTGAAAATCTTTTTCCCGCAAGGATTCCAAGTTTTGCCACGTCATTTGTAAAACTGTTAAGTGGAACTCTTGCCTCCTGTGCCATTTGATATGCCGCATTTTTCAGATTATTTTTCTGTGCGGATGTATCCGTTATAAGATTAAGCCTTGCATCTATTGTCATAACCTCGTCGGATATCCCCGTCAGTTTCTTTGCACCGTTAATCAAAGCATACATTCCGACTGCGGCTTTCAGTTTATTTATCAGCCCGTTCATTGCTTTACCGCCACCATGTATCGAGCTGTTCCACTGTTGCTGTTTCGCTGTGTTCTGCTGTGTCTGTGCCCCTGCTCCTACAAGTTCTGCCTGTAAATTCTGAAGCTCTGCGTTAGCTTTAGCTATGTTATCCTTCATTGTTCCAAGGCCTTTAGGGTCTATCTTTTTATTGTCCGCCGCTTCCATAGTGGTTACAAGACTGCTCATGGCACTTGCCATCTTAAGCACGGGAGCAGTCAGCCTGTCCATCATCTGAATCGAAGAGCTTATTGTTCCCATTAGCATCACCTCCTTGCTTTGGACTTCATTTTCTGCATTTCCTTTTTCTCATTTTCTATTTTTAATCTTATACTTGCTATGATGAATGCTTTTTCCTCAAGATCGAGTTCAGCAAAATCACCCGGCAATATCTTAAGCTTGTGGAGGGCGTAATGTGCATACCCTGCCATCGCATCCTCCTCTATTAGTTTTTTGCTTCTTCGATTTTTTCTTCCATGATATCTTTATCAAAACCGCATATTTCCTGTACTTTTTCTGCCAAAGCGTTATACTCACCTGGTAAAAGCATAGCAGATAGAAGCTCCTCTGCAGACATTACTGCGTAACTATCCTGTAATTCCTTGTTATTCAAGTTTGGAAATACCACACACGAGGTAAGTAATTTTTTAAGATATTCCGTATAATCTAACTTAGGCACGTATACATTTTTCTTAATCCTAACCTGTGAGGTACACTGATTTCTTAGTTCGTCATCCGTTTCATTTCCTATAGCCCTGATTTCCCATTCTAACGGATTTCCGTCCTCTCCGACAAATCTGTCAGAAATTACCACTTTTTCATTTTCTACCTGTTTTGCATTCCCTTTAAAAAATCCTTTTAAACTATCCATTATTATTTTCAACACCTTTCTAATTAACGTTATCAATATAAAAATAAGCAGACACACTGTTGTATCTGCTAAAAATTTTGCCACTTTTTCGGGACTTAATATCCAGCTGAAAAATTTTCCCAGCATTACTGCATTCCTGGTAAATTCTTGAATTTTTCAGGAATTTCGAAAGATTCAAATGTAAAATCGAATTCGTCTTCCAAATATTCTGCATCTGCATCTATACTTGCAAGAGTTCCTCCGTCTATGTTACATCCCTTCAGTATGACTGTCTGTCTTCCTACTGTGGAAGTAGGGTCTTCATTTACAAGCTGCATGTCAAAATATATATCTTCTCCAGTATTCTGATACTTAAGTAAAAGTTCCCTGAAAAGTGAAGAATTATAATGCATCTTCGCACTTCCTGAACCTTCCCATCCTGTAGCCTTGTTCCCTTTTCCTGAACGCCCCATGATAGGAACTTTAGTTTTTGTCTTCTCCATTTCCGCTTTCACGGAAATAACCTGCATCAAAAGATATCTGTTACCTTCTATCGTAACAAAACATCTTCCCATGCTTCCTGATACGGCATCTCTACCGTTCATTGTTGTGCTCATTTCTTACCTCCTTAAATCATTTAGCTTAGGCCACTATGACACTCATATATAATTTTTCCATCGCTGCAACAGGAGTGACCTTATCCGTTACAAGCACCGACTTCTTATCCTTCCCTTTTTCAACTGTTACATCCTCGGCAACAAAATTCTCAATTGCCCTGACTCTCTGCAGTTCCTTGTGATGGTCAACGATATTATCTTTAAGTGATACCCTTCCATCTTCATCGTTGTCCACTTTTCCTACAAATGACTTGTTGAACAGTTTCGCAATATCCACGGCTATCTGGTCAAGCACACGTATCACCTGATTAGATGTAAAGTCGTCATTCTTATCTACTGTGATTGATGTAAAAGTATTTATATCCGTAAGAACAACGGGCTTATTATCAGCCTTGTGGAACAGGAATTTTCCTGCTTTTATCCCGTTTTCCAGTGCTGTCTGATTTTCCTTAAATTCAAACGTAAAATCTCCATCGTAAACTTTATTCGAGACAGATTTGTTGACAAGGCATCCTGCTTCAGCTCCTGTGACCCAGTATACTGCAGACGACTCTTTGTCGTCTTTGGAAATAGTTTTGTTTTCGACTGAAATAACACCTTCATGGTCTGCATATGCTCCTCTGTAGACTACAGTCTGGAACTTAGCTCCAACTTCATCACGCATTCTTTTTGTGAACTGTATGTAAAGCTTTTTAATTGTTTCGTCAGTTGCAAGACATCCCAGTGTGTTAAAATAATAAGTTTCAATTTTATCTAAGAACTTCTGATATTCCGTTCCTGTCACTGCACTTCCGTTTGTCCCATTTTCAAGCGGTTTCGCTACAGTCGGCGTTAACGTTGCACCTGTTTTAAAATCCACAAAATCATTATTTACTAAATCCTTTGCTGTTTTTACCGTCTGAACATCCACTTTTTTATTATCAAGCAGAGTAGTCACGTCAAACATTGTAGGAGCGTCAACGTTAGCCGCCACTGTTATTTTAATACTGTTCCCTCTTTCACCTGCATATTTTGCAGTAGCTAGGTCATTACTTGCCTTTGCCCCTTCATTCAGCTTATAACAGTAGACTGTCTTCGCATTAGAAAATAAATCCCTAAGTCCTTTCATTTTTTCATGATCATAGCTATATCCGAATATTTTCAGGCTGTTTTTCTGAAAATCTGAGTTTTCAACGGTAAACACTTCCCCGTCAACTCCCCAGTCAAGTTCCATTGCCATTGCCGCATAACCTCTATCAGCAAGTGATACGATAGCTCTTGCTAGGCTGACAAAGTTTATATAAGTACCCGGCAAAACTTTATTCTGAAATAACCATGTACCTCCTCCGTATGCCATCTATTCCACCTCTCTCTTTAAAAATTCTTTTATTAAGTTATCCACTTCGTCAAAAGTGTACTCCTTATTATCTTCAAGCATTACTCCGAGAATATCCTTCTGCATTTCGTATTTTTTAGAACCGTACAGCTGTTCCTTTGTAAAGCTTGTATTTGTTTCGTTTTTCTTAGCCATTCTTTTTAATGCCTCCCTCTATCGAAAGATTTTCCATCTTATCATTTTCCTTTTTCTCACGAATAAAATAACTGAACTGAATAAAGCTGTGCATGTTCCCATCCTGTATCTCAGTTTTTCTTTCAGTGCCTCTCATGATGTCTCCATTTTCGAGCGTTATCAGGTTAGTGATACCGTTAAGTTTTTCAATCACATCATATATTTCCCTTGAATTCTTTTTATTTTCATCAGCTATATAATCAATCCCGAACACTGTCACCGCTTTATACCTTAAGTCAACAATCTGAGTTTTATCAGTACTTATGACATGTACGAAAAAACAAGGCTCTTCGAAATTCTGAGGAACCTGGTTGATGTAAATCTTTACCCCGAATGTTTCCTTCAGTTTTACAGTCAGTGCATTCAATATATCGTTTATCATCCTCCAAGCACCTCCTTTATCCACACTTCAAGTTTCTTTTCAATTATTTTTGGCAGTTCCTTTTCCAGTTCCAGTTCTGCCTTTGTAAGAAAAAACTGTCCTGACACCCATGATTTTTTTAATGTTTTTCCGATTGCCGGAACATACCTTCCTGGAGTCTGTCTGTGCCCAAACTCGACATAAGACGCATATTCAACACTGTTCGTTATTGTCACAGTGTATCCTCCGCCAGTATTGACCGCTTTCACTCCTATACTTGCGTCCCAGCCACGTCTCAATGTTCCTCCTGTGTGTGAGTATTCCTTTGTCACAGTTTCACCGTTTTTCTTATATGATACTTTCTTAATTCCGTCTTTCACAGGAGTTCCGTCCTTATTCAGTTTAACCTGTCCTTTCCTTTTTCCAGTTTTATATTTCACTTCTTCCCCAAAAGTAGGCTTATAGACAGGCGTTCTCTTAATTGCTTTGGCAAGTAACCTTGCACCCAGTTCGTTTGTTATGTTCTCAAGTAGTAGTGCCGTATTTGCCTGACTTAATGTTTCAGCAGCTTTTCTTATTTCCGAAAAATCCACTTTAACTTTACTTGTTCCCATTTAAGCACTTCCTTTATATGCTTCCAGCACTATTTCCTGGTGATTCGTATAAATCGCTGATATTCCCGAGTGCTTATATTTCCTTGTTATTCCGTTCTGAGTAACTTCAATTACGCTACCCGGAGGAACATAAACATCAGGAGCAATGAACAGTTTCACAACCTGAGAACTCACAGCAAAGGACTCCGTCTGGCTGGTCTGACTTATGTTCTTAAAACTTAACCGGCAAGGCAGATTTTCAAATAACGTCACTTCTGTGTGAATTGTCGCTCCATATTTGTCTTCAGTATCTTTAAAACCAAATATATTACAAACTCCAGTCCATAGTGACTGTATAGCTTTTTTTGCCTTTTCTAGTTCCTTTACCATACTATCCTCCTATATCTCAAGAGTTCATCCTCTCCTCTTGTCATCAGATACGTCGTGAAAACCTCAAATTTGTCTCCCTCGCTCTTCGTATCTTCAAAGACTACCTTAGTATCACCTTCGCTTATTTCCTTCGCCACACGGTCAAAATCTAAGCCTTTCAGCTCAAGCTGATTAAGTGATTTCTTAAAATACAAAAACTCACCTGTACTCCGGTCAATCCAAATATGCTTCAATCCTTCAGGAACTTTGTTCTGATTAGTCTTATTTTTAATGTAAGACCTAACTTTCTCAATGCTCTGTTCCAACAAAAATAAGTCGGCATCTACGACTTCATAGCCTACCGACTTTAATGTTTTTATTACTTCTTCCCTGATATTTTCTATGTACTCCATACCTAGCACCTACTTCTTCGGTTTTTTAGCCTTTTCTATTTCTTTTTCATCTTTTTCTCCCATTTTCTCCATATCATCTATTTCTTTTTCTTCCAAGTCTTCTTCAGTGCTAACTTCAGCATCAATTTCCACTTCATAACCATGATCCCTGAACCATTCGATTAAATTTTCGTTGTCAGTGTTTCCGACTCCATTAACAAAAGTTACTCCTGCACTTGTCCCTGTATATTCCTGATTCGGTGATTTTATTACAGCCATTCAAAACACCTCCTACTTAACTTTAATCTTTCTGAATATCCCTGCAGCCTTTGTCGCCTTCAAAGCAACCGCCGCAACCATTTCAACTTCTCCAGTTTTAACTGCTCCCGCTGTCTTATAGTCAGGCAGCCATGACTTGATTAATCCATTTCCTGTTGGAGCGACCCCATGGAATCCGTCCATTCCAAATCTTACAGCATACAGTGACGTTTCACCAGTAGCTGATTTAGTTTCGGCGACAGGATCATTTGTTCCTGGTTTAGCCCCGAGATTTACAAGAGGAATTCCCGCATACATCTCGACCTGCTGACCGAAACTGTTCAGAGCAGTCGTATACATTGCAGTTCTTCTTGCACACGCCCTTATTCTTGCAATAAGCTGTAAGTTCCCGGCTATCATGGAAGGTGTTCCGTCAAGTCCCATCAGAAATTCATCCAGCATGTCAAGGAAAGCCTTGTAGTTGCTATCTATTGCGGCCGAAGTAGATAAGTCTATTGCGGCTCCTGGAGTAAATTCTGTTGAACTTCCTGTGATTGCTTTTTCAAGACCATCAAATGCCTTACTATTCACTGCACTGTCACCATTAATCACAGTGTTGTTAAATAAAGCAGATGCGGCTTTTATTTTCTGTGACATCTGTAACTGCACTTCTGACACTATTCCACCCATGTCTGCTATGATTCTGTCAATCTGGAATGATCCCCCAAAGATTTTAAGATCAACATTGTATCTTTCCTTAGAAACTTCAGCAGGTGTGTATTCGTGATTGACTTCCCTGAAGTCCGCAGTCGGCTGTGTCTTCAGTCTTGTGTAACCGTAAGTCATTGTAGTTCCTCCTCCTGTCGGTGACACCACATTGTCAAACGGTATGTTGTTCATAATAAAGTTGCTCTTTGCAAATTCGTCAATCACCCCAATCTGCAAATCGTCCTGTACGTTCTTTTTAGCTTCCGCTAGTGTTATTGGCATATAAGCCACCTCCTAATTTTTTTTAATCTGTTTGTGTAAATTTTGCCATTATGGCATCAGCCAGAGATTTTGGAGCATTGCTTTCCCCATTTCCTGTATTTCCTTCACCAGGTTTCACTCCTGTAAAGTTAGGTCCTTTCGGTTTTCCCACTTCAACGGCTTTAAACAGCATTTTACTGTCTTCCGCTTTTTTCAAGCTTTCAATCTGTTCATTGATTCCAAGCAATACATCACCGTCCATTTTGATTTTACTCATATCCAATAATGCTTTTACCGCCTTGATATTTAAGGCATCCGCTCCAAGCAAGGCCGTATCTACCGCTCCTGCCAGTTTTATTTCCGCAAGTTCGGCATTATATTTATCCGTTGCGGCCTTATTTTCGTTCTGCAGTGTTTCAATTGTCTGCTTCAAAGCTTCAACATCCCCAGTACTGTTCTTCAGAGTTTCAAGCTGCTTATCCCTTTCGGATAAATCTTTCTCAGCCTGTTTTTTGGCATTGTTTACTTCATCAAATCTTACTTTCGGGATAAATCCTTTCAGTTGTTCCGCATTTACCGACAGCACTTTTTCAGCCTGTTCCTCCGTCAGTCCAAGTTTTAACAGATCCTCTTTGTTCATAAAATAATCACTCCTTCATTTTTTACGCTGTATGTCAGCGGTATTATGTCCGATTTGTTCTTTTACGCCTTCAAATCCAAAAAAAAAAGGCGGAATATTTACTTTTTACACTCTATGAATTTTATTATCCCTAGCAATAAAAAGGCCAGGATTAAAATACCGA